ACGCCAAGGTGCGTTGGCTGCGGGTAAGATGGGCAGCGGTGGCAACCGTGATGTAGATGAACTGTTGGAACCCAAGATAAACTGGCGCGAGGCATTGCGTCAGTGGGCAACCGCAACATGCGCGGGAACTGGTATCAGTACATGGCGCACACCTAACAGGCGATACCTAGCAGGTGGGTATTACATGCCAAGCCAAATCAGTGATGCCCTTCCATCCGTGCATTGCAGCAATGACATGTCTGGATCTATCGGCGATGTCGAGGCGAAGATTATGGTGACAGAGACGGTGAATGTATGCGAAAGTGTATTTCCTGACACGTTACACATAACATACTGGGATACCGAGGTGTGTGGGTACGAGAGGTACGAACGTGAGGAACTCGACACCGTGGTTGACCGCACAAACCCTGTGGGTGGTGGGGGAACTGACCCGACTGTCGTGCCTAAGTATCTCAAAGAGCATGACATCAAACCAACCGCAAGCATTGTCCTGACAGATGGCTACATCTGGGGCGAGTGGGGTGACTGGGATCACCCTGTGCTATGGGTAATCATAGACAACAAGAACGCCACACCACCATGTGGTTCTGTAATACATGTTAAGAGAGAGGACTTTATCAATGGCTGATAAGCAAAAGAAAATGTGTGAGGTTTTCATATCTGCTTCTATGGATGACGGAGTAGGTTGTGGACTGGAGTTTACCAAAGCGTTCATGGAAATGCCCGACGAGTTTAAGAAGGTAATCATTTACGCAATGTTGGAAACCATGCGGTCATACAAAGAGGAAGTGTTCGAAGAGTTAGGTGGCAAAGAGGTGCATTTGGTTGACGCCGAGGAGGTAGACCAAGCTACCGAGGATGCTTCTAACTTCTTAGAGCGTTGCGTCAAAGAGCATGGGGGACGGCTACATTGAAACATGAGAAACCAACGTGGGAAGACCGTGCGATCTTCTGGATCACTGTCGCTCTTGCGGCACTCGCAGTAATACTTGTGAAGGTGGGTATCTTATGATTGAGTTTTTCACCATCCTGTTCATAGATTATGAGGTGCCTGAGTACGGCGCAGCACCAATGGCAAGTGTGGTTTACGCAACCGAAGACCACTGCCAACAAGCAATGGATGGGGGCTTAGTTGATCCCATCTATGACCACCTAGTTAAGCTGTATGGTAACGATATAATGATGTTCTGCTACGTTACAGATACAGTCTCGAAATCAATAAGGCCAAAGGCTAGACCAACAATCGGGCAGATGCCCGAACCAAAAAAGGAGAACAGCTAATGACTTTCATTAGTGCAGACCACTTTCCGGTACGTAACTTTAAACCTGAGCATGACGTACTTATGGCAGAATGGATAAACAACCCGAACCGCCAAAGTCAAAACTCTATTGTTGCCCATGAGTATGCTAAACTTGTTTGTAAGGAAATACGGGGCACGTCACTCTCAATGCGTAGCCATAACTCATTCTATATATACCGTGAGGGTGAGCCGTATGCGATGGGTTGGGTTGGCTATGCCGACTATACAACCACAGGGAAGACACGTGATCCAATGTTTGGCGTGTATTCACCGCACCATAAGAACTCTCGGTATGCCACCTACAATGACCAACATTACATGGCGATCAAGAAAGACCGTGCGAAAGCTATTGCTGCAGCTAAGTCGTTACTTAGAAGCTACACAGTGGAGGAAGCGGCTGCTGTGTCTAACAGGGAAGTTGCTAACCACGTTTGCGATGTGCAAAGCATCGCCGCTAAAGATGTACGCAAAAAAGCACAGAGACTTGATCTGGATGTTAGCTACAAAATGGAGCGGCCTTTGTTGCATGACGAACTCGCTCACTTGGTCAACACAGGACATACCTTCCTTAACCCTGAGTTATCAGGACAAATCAAGGAATACTTGGATGCGTTTGACCTGCACATAAAACGGAACGCCACCACAATACCTATGCTATATGTGGACGAGGTTAAAGACCGTTTCGGTGATACGTTATACAGAGCAATTATAGTTGAGAACGCCCGTCACTTTCGTCCTTGTCCGTACAATGACATGGGCCTACCAAACATATACTTGCGAGAGGACATACCTGATTGGGTCGTATCCCGTGTTAGCGCGTTACAGCTAGTGGATGATGGTAGCTATGTCGAAGGTGTGGGCTACAAACATTGTGCCACCGCATACACAATCCACGTTGACGAGGACAACCCCTTTGTCTGACGCGAGATATGAGTGTTGGAAAGCAGCAGTGCGTTATGAGAATGGATTTGGTATGAACTCAAAAACAGCGGAAGGCGTGTTTTCCCATGACATTGCGTGTCGCGTACAGATACGTCCTACATCGGGATACATCCAAGTGAAATGTCTTAAAGGAATAACACTTGACAACGATAAACTGTGTCACTATATGTCACTTAATGACACCCCAGATTGGATAAAAGAAAGGGTATACGCACTGTCTGTATTAGAACCAGACGAAAACCACGTGGTAGCAGATGTGGGTGCGCGTACTTCAGAAGAAACATTCTGGGTATTTAAAAACGAAAGGAGGTAACGTGACACCCGAGGCGAAAGTAAAGAAGAAAGTTGTAGCGATACTAAAACAACACGGTGCATATTTCTTTTACCCTGTGACAGGCGGCTATGGGCGCAGTGGTGTGCCTGACATAATCGTCTGTCACAAGGGACGCTTCATCGGGATAGAATGTAAAGCGGGTAATAATAAACCCACGCCACTACAAGAACAAAACTTGAATGCAATTCAAGCAGCAGGTGGCACATCACTTGTTATCAATGAGGATAACATATCAACCGTAGAGGAAACTCTACAATAACTTTGATCAGAAGGAAACAACATGGCTACTAGAAAAGTTGCTAATCCCAATATTGAAATTCACACGCTCAAGCAGGGAATGGTTACATTGCGCCTACTTGGGCAGACACCCCTGTACTTCAACAGCATGGGGTCCAAGGCTACACGTGACTTGTTATTTGGTTCACGTAAAAAGACTGCGGCGGAGAAACTGACTATCAAACACAATCCTGAGTTGGAGTACAGAGAATCCATGTACGTTAAATCAGAGGGAGAAACCGCTCTGTATTTCCCCGCCGCGGGGGTCAAGGGTGCTATGGCTACCGCTGCATTGGAGACAGAAGGGATCAAGAAAACCTCTGTACAACGCCTGATCTTCTTGCCTGAGAGCAAAATGCAAGTCTGGGGCAAGCCTACATTGAAGATGGATATTGTACGGTCCGCTGATATGAATAGGACACCAGACGTTCGTACTCGGGCGTTCCTGCCAGAATGGTGTGCAGAGGTAACCATCAAATACGTTACACCTACACTTAGCAGAGACAACATCGTGTCGTTGTTAGCAAACGCAGGGTATATTGTCGGTATTGGAGACTATCGCCAAGAAAAAGGGCGTGGGTCTTTCGGCACGTGGACCGTTGCAAGTTCAGAGAATATGCTGCCAGAAGAACAAGAGTTCTGGGATCATGTAACGCAGCAGGGCAGAGAAGTTCAAGAGTTAGCCATTGAACACCCCGAATGCGCTGACAGTGAGACAGCAGAGTTAATGCGTTCTCTACAAGAAGAGCGGCTTCGCAGAGCAGCTTAATGGAAACGGGGCGGTACGCCGCCCCAATCCACGGTTACGGTTACACGGTTAAGGCGGGGTACGGTAAGTTTTGGTTTAGTCCGGTTTGGCGAGGCGAGGCGGTCGAGGTATGTCACGGTTGGGTTTGGTCGGGTCAGATATGTTCGGGCGGGGCTGGGCGGTCAAGGTACGGTTAGGTAAGTTCAGTTTAGTCAAGGTCAGTCAAGGCGGTCTGGGTTGGGTGCGGTAGGGCGCGGTGCGGTTCGGTGCGGCAGTGTTGGGTTGGGTAAGGCGGTTTAGGTTTGATTTGGTATGGCACGGTTCGAGCGGGGCGAGGCGGTAGAGGTATGTTGCGGTTGGGTACGTCATGGTCGGGTTGGATTAGGCGGTCTAGGTCAGTTATGTTTGGACTAGGTTCGGCAAGGCGGTCTAGGTTGGGCATCGTAAGGCGCGGTCCGGCAAGGCGGTCGAGGTGCGGTGAGGTCAGGTATGTTGCGGATGGGCACGGTTCGGTTCGGCAAGGCGGTCGAGGCGCGGTGTGGAGAGGCACGTAGCGGTCAGGTGGGTTGCGGTCAGTCGAGGTATGGCGGTCGTGGTTCGTTTCGGTTTGGTCGGGTCGGATGTGGTCAGGCGGTCGCGGTTAGGTTCGATTGAGTAGGGTGAGTTTGGGCGTGGAGAGTTACGGCGGTCACGGTTAGGTTTGATGTGTTGAGGTGTGGCAACATAAGAGAATAAGGGATGCTTATAATTTAGGAGAACGATATGAGTAGGTTTAACAAGAAGACCAAACAAAAGATAATCGACGATTATCTAAACGCTAGTGGAAGGAATAGTTTTGTCGCAGAAGAGTTTGTGACTTGGCTGCAAGATAAGCCAGATCACGTTGCGTATAAGGCGTTTCACGGACAGGACGAGCACCTGTTATGGCAGGCGAAACTACAGTTAGCACGTCAGTTCGTGTCAGGGCTACGTATCGTAGTCAAAGAAGAAATTGTGCACAGTAAATCGCGTGAGATAAAAGTCACCGAATACCCTGCGATGATTTCACCCATGCCGACACGGCGGCAGGGCGGTGGCTATGTCACCTTTGATCCTGATAGCGAAGTGTCACAAGCTGAGTTGCGCAAACAGGCGGGGGTTTCACTCGCTGCATGGCTTAACAGGTTCAGAGGTTGCGCAGAAAACATCGGTGTTGACCTGACGCCAATAGAAGACATTGTTCGCACGTTGCGTGATGATGAAGAGATAGCCGCGTAGTTTTTTTGTAGTTTTGCACTAGGCGGCAGGGGACAAGCCGTGAGAGTCCCCTGACATGAAATATCCACGGCAGTAAGAGGTGTATCTCCTTTCTTTGGCTCCTTATTCACGATTAAGGAGTTCCTGTTATACACTGATCTTACACTGGTTCGCAGGGTGGCCTTTCCTCCGTTTTGGTCACTCTGCGATACCAGTTCCCAAAAACCCAATCGGGCATATGCCCGAATACAAATTATAGGAGAGCAACATGGCTCGTAAGAAGAATAAAGAAGAGAAGATCTGGGCGTACAAATTGAAGCACCCAGAAGCGTCAAACCGTGAGATAGCGACTGCTACCAAAGCGTCCTATGCCTACGTTTGGAAGCTAATGAGTAAGATCGGCACACCGAAGGAAGTGTTAGAAAAGGACGTTGTTTCACGTGAAACAATACCCGAAGAACCCCCTGCTCTACCACCGTTATGTACACGTGCTAACATATTAGAGGATGCGCTTAGTAAGATCGACGGTGATCGCCACGAAGAGTACGGCGATGCGGCGGAAAACTTTGATCGCATTGCAGGGTATTGGAACGCCCACCTTGGCCTTAACGCGTTTATCACATCGCGTGATGTAGCGGCTATGATGGTCCTTCTAAAAATATCTCGCCTACACGGTGACGGTCCTAAAGATGTGGACACCTATGTTGACATTTGCGGGTATGCTGCGATTGGCGGTGAGATTGCGGGTAG